ACCGACGATAGTCTTAAGAGATTATTTTTAGAACTTGGTGAAACTTGGTGGTGGGAATCTAATAGGAGTATTCCAATTAATTTGTTTTTAAAAGATGAATGGTCTGCGTTTAAAAAATACAGAACAACTTTCAATAACAAAAATATGGAATTACTATCTGGACCTTGTACAAGTTTAAATAATATTGTTCAGAAACGATCTAAGAGAAAATCAATAACCTTAGTTAAAAATCTTGATCAATAATATTCATATGTAATGCAACAAGTTTTGCATAACTTACTGCGTGTGCTTTTTTATATGAATAACCATCTTCTGTTTGTTCCCATATAGTTTCACTTACTTCTTTCCAAGACTTTCCAATTAAATGTTTTTTACCTGGACGTATAAGTGCTAAGAACATTGCCATTCGGGCAACACTGTCTGGCTTCATCTTAACAACATCATTCCAATGATTAGATATATGTATCACTTTGGAACAAAAGTTTTTATCTAATAACTTTTCCCAAGGTGGAGTTGCTTTCAAGAGTTCGTCATAATGTTCTTGATCTCTTATATTACTGTAAACATTTACATTAAGAAAGTCTATTTTAAAATAACCCCTTTTTTCTGCTTCTTTGTAATCAATTGTAGAACAACCATTGATTGGATCAACAGGTATATCAGTTACATAAACTCCACTGTTATGTTTTCTATCTTGTTGACGTGCAGGAATATTCTTAATTAAATTAAGTATCTGTTCTCTGTCAGCAAAATCAATGTCTACGTCTGCACTCATTTTATTCTATTTAAATCGTTTGTAATACAATGTGTACCGGCATCCCAGAAATACTTATGTCTAAATGGAACCACGTGTACTTCAATACCGTGTCTGGCACATGCTTCTTCTACCTTATCGTTATGTGATGACACGACTATATTCTTTGGATCAACTATTAATATGTTAACCTGAAATACAGTTTCACTTGCTTGTCCAACCCATTCATCAAAATAGTGATCAACCATTTCGATCATATTATTATCTTTTTCAAATCCTGGTACAAACCACTTACCTTTGTTTTTAGTCATTGCTACTTTAAACTTATCGTTGTATGCAAAATTTGAATCAGGTAAGTATACAACTTCCCAACCAGGAAATGTATCTTTATATGTCGGAATATCATTTATAGAAATAATCAATCCCTCTGTTATAGGACAGTAAACAGCATCACCGTGTCCTTGTGCATCTACGATTTTATTTTGTGTGTTTGGAAAAAGATTATTAACAGTGTCTAGTAATTCTTGTTGATTGTCGTGTTGACTTTGTGTCGCAAAATATAATTTATCTCCTAAACGACTAACAAAACACCCATTAATAAAATCTAATTCTGTTTTGATTATTTCTGTACCAGTAGATTCAATTTTATTAAATATATGTTTATAGAAGTTGAGTTTGTAATCTAAATGTTTTTGATCTTGTAATTTAAATTCTGTCCAAGCATTGTTATATGCAGTCCCTTTCAACTCTCCGTGTTTACGATCAAACAACCATTTTGCATGATGTTCGTTGGGTACTGATGGTACCCAAAACTTATCGTGTATTGTAATAAAGTAGTCTCTTGGTGCAGTTGGAGGTTGTACCCATTTATCATCGATCCATAGTTCATTTAGATCTTCTGGAAATTTAGGTCTAAGCGTATTAACACCAAACTTTTTTTGTAATAAATTTATTAATGCCTGATAATCTTCTTCGGTCTCTTCTGCAAGTTTTTCGAATCTTACACGAGTTTTTGAATCTCTAATCCAACTATAGAATTCAGGTGGATATGTTTTGCCTACAATACAAGTATCTAGTTTATCCCAATGATTGTATACAGAGTATTTCAATTTACCAACCCGCTTGTTGTAACATTGACTGTATATAGTCAACATCGTCTTTGTTTGATTGTATTTTACTTTGCCAAACATCTGGGTTTATATAATCCCAAATAAGTTCTGCTTGTTCTGTATTTAAGTTTTCTAAAAACTTATTACCGCTATCACAATTGTACAACACCCATGCACTTATCTTACCTGACGTAATTGCATAACATAGTGAATTTGAATTACCGTATCTAAGTATGTCTTTACTATCGGCACTGTTTTGTTCTGCCCATTTAATACTATATTCAAGAGCACGTTGTAATGCATATGTAGGGTCTTCGGTTAACAATAAGTCTGTAAGATATTCACCGTATAAACTATCTTTTGTCCAGTAGTCTAACTTTTTATTATTTGTGATGACATAATCAATAAAACGAGGAATGTTCACAGCATTAATATCCGTACAGTATCTACCGAACTTAACAAATGCCGTATAGTATGGACTGTCTATAAAGTCATAAACGGACTTTTGTTTACTGTGATTTTGTGTGTATTCATAAAAACGTAAATATGCTTGGAATCCAATACGAACTCCTTTTTCATCTTTTTGTTGATAACGTCTCTTCTTTTCACATGCGTGTGCTGTTAAAGTACTTTCACGTTTAAAAGATTTTTTACAATACTTACATTTAAATGTAACATCAGTTTCCACGGTCTTTGTCATACTGTTTTAATTCTTTTTTTGTTACAAAATTACTTAGCACTTCAATATCATCTTCTTTATAGGTTGGGTATATGGATGCAAGTTGTTTTTTAATTTCATCCTTTGGATCTTTTGTTTTCTTTTTACCTAACCATTTACGTCTATACTTACCCAAGTTAGGACTACTAGCAGCAATCATTAACCATTGTAATTTAGGATGTTTGTATAAATTAAAAAAATTCTTATTAGCGTGATGATTAAAACTTGCTAGGTAGTAATGTAATAATATTGGATCGTTTATATCTATACTAGCACCCCAACGCAATAATAAAAGTGGTTGTATTTCTTTCTTTTGTTCGTCAGTAAGACGATCATAAAAATCATAATCTTTACGATCAATGGCTGGTAGTATTTCGTTAAATAAGTCTAACTTACGTGGTACTACCATGCCTGACTATAATCTACTATTTGTGAATTGCGTGTTACGTCTTTTATAAAATATACAACGTCGGGTTCTTCTTTGTCATTTATTGGCACTGCTAAGTACTGACCATTTTTTAGTTTTGGGTTATACCATTGTACCTCGTTGTATACATCCATAACTTCGACTGAAAGAAAATCTGCTTTATATCCTGTTAAGCTATTAAATGAAAACGCTTTAAAGCTTCTGTCGTTAATACTTGTTAAAGGAATAGCTTCTAGGTCACCAGTTTCTTCTTCACCAATTAATAAACACCAATCGATTGGCATCTTAAGTTTATGACCGCCAATGTCTAGTAATAATGCTGGGGAAGTAAAAGACTCTAAGAATATTAGAGGTATAAAAAAATAATCTGCATCTTTAGGATTACTGTTATCAAATACAGCAAACCTTATATCTTCTATTGTTTCTGGTAATTCATTTATTTCGTAAGATTTATTTTCAAGTGTATGAATGCGCATATTGGATTTTTATAAAAAAGTTACTTATATTTTAATGTAACTTCACCTTAATATTTTGTCAGCTTGACCTAAAAGCAACTTTCATCCATAGAGAATGGTAATTTTGAATATATTTTTCGTTGTAGCTTTCCAACCCTAATTTACCGTATAGTTCGTTACAAGAAGATAAGAACTTTGTACTGTCATGTAAATGTGTTGAATTAAAAACTAAACAGTCTTCAATAAAAGGTATGTTATTCCAATTTTCGTATGAATTTTGTAATTTTGCCAAAATTATATTGTCGTGAAATGTTTCTAATTCTAACTTAATTTTATTATCTAAATTATTGTACTGTTCTATGTTCGTAGGACATTCACCCCAAGAGTTATCACTAATACTATTCCATGCATTATTCAAATTTGATTCTAATAAACTTTTGTAACTGTTACCTTTTGAGAAATATCTTTCTGGTAGTTGTTTTACATTTGTAAACCATATTACAGTAGCTTCAGGAAAACATAACAATCTTTGTTTTAATTCAACTTCGTCATGTGTTGTGATTACAAAGAATAATTCTCTTTCAATAACTTTTAGGAATGTAGTATTGATTTCATGAAAACGTATGTCGTTCATTGAAGCTTGATCGACTTCATTGAATCCAAATAAATCTGCATCTGTTAAACATAAATCATTCCATACATTTGAATTATGTACCGTGTGTAATGATTCAATCAGATAAAAATATTTTTCTTGTTGTGTATAGTTTATTTTTCTGTAATCTTGTAAAACAGAATTACTAGACAATGTTAATCCATTACCAAGTGTCTTACCACCTGTACCTGTTGGATAATGTAATATTATACAATTAGTTTTACGATCTCTTAAATCTATAACTTTCATTAAACACTATTTCCAGTCTAGTTTTTCTAAAGAGAATGGATAGTTTGCATCTTTATAAAAGCGTTTACGTTTTGTTAAATGTCTTTTAGCGAACTTACAAGTTGATGTAATATCCCATATTTGTACAAAGTCTTTGTCCTCTGCTTTACGTACACCACGTCCAATTGATTGTATTACTCTAACAAATGACTTACCTGGTTCGATTAACATTAAATTAAATATTCGCGGAATGTTAATACCAACTGCTGCAACACCATACGTTGCTACAATTATTTTATCATCAGAAGTTTTTACCTCGTCATACTGTTCTTTTCTATCAGCACCTTTTGTTGAGCCACTTACAAATACAGCAGTTTCGCCTAATCGTTCTACTAAGTCTTTACCTGCTTGTACTCTATCTACTAGGACTAATGTATTACCACCTTCATTTGCTTTAAGTATCAGTTGTGACATAACATCCAATCTATCTTCATCACTTAACAAATACTTCAATTCACTTTGGTAGTTTGTATGTTCGGCATGATCAATTAGTTGTACTATGTTGACATGACAGTTTGCTAATACACCTTTGTCTTGTAATTCTTTTGCAGATACTCTGTTTATAACATCACCAATACTTACTTGTAATGATTTAAACTCATGATCATCTTTAGGTACTGTACCTGTCAATCCCCAACGTAATGGAACTTTAGCAAGTGGACCAGTAAGTAAAGTTTTTAATGCATCAGCCTTTGCTGAATGTACCTCGTCAACAATAACAGCAACCACATCTTCAACAAATTCACCTATTGTTATGTCTGCCATTCCAGCCTTTGTGTTCTTTAATAAACTATTTAAACTTTGCCAAGTACATATAGTATGCGTTTTACCAAATTCCTTTCTATCACCAAAGAATACACCTACATCTAATTGCATGTTAATGTAATCTTCTTCTGTTTGTACAACTAATGATTTGTTTGGAACAATTACAATTGATCTACCGTAACGTTCTACACGTTCCGAGAGTGCAGCAGTCATTAATGTTTTACCAGCACCAGTTGCTACTTCTTGTAAACACTGTGGATTTTTTAAGTAATCGTTTATTACTTGTATTTGATAGTCACGTAATTCGACAGGTTGTCCTGCAACTGGATGTCCATCAGGCCATTTAATATGTTTGTATGAATTTTCACTTACCAGTTCTAAATCAAAGTTACGTTCGTAGTCTCTTGTATCCTCTAATTCAAAATCCCAACCTTCATCCATTAAAGTCGAAAGTATTTCAGGTAGTAAGTTTACATATGTACTTCCACCTAAATTAAAAAAGGACACAGTGCCATCCCATCTACCTAAACGGTATGCTGGCATAAATCTGGCACTTGGTATTTCGTATTTAAATTGTCGGACAAGTTTTTTGCGCATATCAAGACTTAAGTCTTTCAAGTTACAATTTACTTCATCACGTACTACTATTTTCGCTAACATAAACACTACTTATTAATAGGGTGGGTAACACACAACAAAACAAAAAAAGGAAAAAAGTGTGTTACCCGAGTTACAGGTGCAAACTCTACATCTACACCTGAGGAGACGAAGGTTTTCTTGGACTTTGGGAAGGGTATGGAAACTACCCTTAAAACCTACGTCTCTTATTCACTATCAACTATACTTCATACAAGTATTCATTGCTAGGAATCTCCATTTCTCAGGATTGACTGTATATAGATCAGCGATCTTTAAAGCCATCCTAAGACTCATTTCATTTAACTTATCTTTATGCTCTTCCATAAAGTCAAGTATTTCATTCTCAGTTTTACTATCAAGATTATAACCTTTAAATAGTTCACCTGTTTTTGCAATTTGTTTAACTCTTAAAATCTTATCACGCATAGTATCTAATGTAAGGTCTAAATAGTGACATCTGCTTTGTAATGCCGCTAGGTGATCCTGTAACTTTTTACTACGAATGTTTGAAAATTTCAAGTTAGTAATAAAAATTACACTTGCATGAAAGTCAAATACGTGTGGAATACCTTCTCTACGCAATACGTGCGAGTCTGAACTCCAGTGTACTCTTCTACGTTTTCCACTATCAAGTGCCGCTTTTAAAATGTTTAAACTTAACTCATCGTGTAGAATTGCATCACAATCATCAAACACTAGTACGTGTCCTTTAGTACTATGTCTAAACAAAGTTGCATACAATCCAATAGGTGTCATCGCACCTTTTACAACTTCATACTTAGGTCTTTGTTGTGCAATAGTATCAAACATATTTGCTTTACTAAGTTGCTTTTCAACACCATAAGATTTACCAACACCTGGTGGTCCACTAACAATCATTGCTTTTACATCAGAATTAATTGATGCTTTAGTCATTTCGTCTAAGATATCAAACCTAGCACCGATACGCTCCATGATCTGGTCATCTGTTTCTTCTTTATTACTAACAGTCTTAACTGTTGCATTCGAAGGTAACGGTATAACACTGTCATTCATATGTGTTGTTGTTGGATCCGTGTATACACTTATAGTTACTTTATCACCACCATAAGTTCCATTAGGTCTCACACGATAGTATGTACCTTTCCTACTCTCAAGTGGTCCTTGAACTAATTTGAATTCTTGATTTTTAATTAATTGACCAAGGTATGTACCTTGTTTAATAGTAATATTTCCCATTTTTTCCCTTTTTTTGTTTTTGTTAAGTTATATTATACACCGACTAAAAACAAAATACAAGGTTTTTTTTATTTTCTTGTTATATCTTCTTCAATACACTGTTCACCGTATTGAATTTCTACTATTCTACAAGGTTTATCGTATGGGTTGTATAGTTGGTGCCAGTCACCACATATGATAGTATATTCGTCATGTTTTTCAAGTCTTACAACAGGCATTTGATAACCACCTTCTGTTTGACTTAATACTTCACAAGCACCTTCTGTTACTAACCAGTATTCGTTGCGTTTCGCATGTTTCTGCATTGACAGTTTTTGTCCAGGATCAACTGTGAGTTCCTTTACTTTAGTACCTTGAACTTCGTGTATGATTCTGTAGTAACCCCAATCTCTTTCTGTTTTGGGTGCTTTCCAATTATCTAATATCCAACTTGATGAATTTGCTTTACGTTTACCACCTACTCCAAATGCAAATGTTACATCTTGTGTTGTGGCGTCTGCTTCAGGAATATTGTTGTGGTCTCTGTCACCACCATTGGCAAAAACTATATCGTGATAAGGATATTTGTCGCCTACTTTATATATACAGTCAATTGCAGAACCATCGTAATCATCAAAAGCAATTACATCATCCACACATTCTAGTTCTCTAATAATACTTGCACGTTCTTCCCACGGCATAAATGGGCGACCTTTTTTACGTGTTAACCATTCATCTGAGTTGAGTCCAACAATTAATATAGATTCTCCATCATCACCTAATGCCTTAGCTGCTTTGAAGTATGCTATGTGTCCTGAATGTAATGGGTCGAAGCCCCCTGTTACTATTGTTGCTTTCATCTATATTCCAAAATATTGATTACTGCCACTTATCCAAGATAAAACAAGTTCTTCACGTTTAACATAACCGTATTTATTGATAAGATTAACAGCACTGTCTGGTAATAAACCTGTATCTGCTAAGTTATACCAAGTTGTAGTTCTAGGATCCATTGGAGTTAGATCACTTTTATAAACTACACATCTTATCCATCCATTATTTTCCTGAAAATAACCATCACTACAATCAAATCCATTTAACGCAAGTATTTGCATTAGTGAATCAACAGTATGATTAAAATAAATGCCACTTTCTCGTGAACAGTGAAATTTATTGTATACAGTAGTTACAGAAGTAGGTATTTGGATAACAAGCATACCACCTTCATTTATTAATTTAGACCAATATCTCAATGTGTTAATTGGATTTGTAGCATACTGAAAACTATCATGTGACCACAAAACATCATAGTTAATTTTTGAATATATTTCTTCCTCAAAGTCTTGTTTTGTATATATTATATTTTGTGCGCCTTGTGGTATGATGTCGTCGACTAAATCAATACCATAACATTTGATGTTTAATGGTACTTTATTTCCGTTGTCATCTTCTATTGATGCATTTGCCCACCATAACAAATCTTTTGCATGTTTACCACACCCAATATCTAATACATTAGATATACTGATCATCAATTCTTCAAATTGTTCTAATTCGTTTAGTACTTCTAAACTATGTGTATGACTA